CTCGAACAAGCAACCCCCGCCAACTTTCGAGGCTATGTCAAGGGCGATTTGATTTACATGAACACTCCCGAACTGGTATCGGGCAATTATGTATTCAAACCCAACACAGTGCAGTATCGTATACCTGCCAATACTGCCCTGGGTCAACGCATTGGCAACAGCGGCATTGGCATAGCCATGCACTCCATGTACGCTGATGTGGGTGATGCACGACAACCCCTGAGCCGAGTGAAATTTATTGATGTGCCGGGTCTGCTGTTGATCGAACCAATCTCGGGCAAATCAATACAGCCCAATACTGCATTGACCAAACAGATAAAAAGCATACTTGGCAGCAAAGGAGCAGCTATTGACACTCTGTTCAATCCTGCTGAACTGAGGGCCATGCAGATAACAGATCTTGCTCGGCTGTGCGTGGACTATATCAATTACAGAATTGGATCTGGAAATTTTGACAATTTGCTGGCGGAGTTTGGAGACTGGTTACAGACCAAAGTCACACCAAGAAAATTTACCAACATTGTGGAATATTTGACCAGTCCCAGCAGCAATCAAGATGGGCTGGCAGCAGCATTCACTTTGTTTATTCTGTTGCACGATCTCAAGTTGGACATACTCCAGCAGCTGGACATGAAGGATCCTGGACATGAAGGTTGGGTAATGGCCACTCCGTCGGGCTATGCCAAGGCAGTCAATCGTTTTGATTTCACTGCCAGAAATCGTGACCAAAACAATCCTAGATAACAGTTTTTGGGCCAAAAGACTAAATAAGTGCAGGGACACAGTTCCCATTAACTTAAAGGAAATTTTATTATGGCATTTTTTATCCCCAAAAACGGTGATTCACAACCAGTATTTGCATCTGACGTGCAAAACGGCCCAGTCCCTGCTGATGCGGCCACAGCTGCTACTCCGGTCAATTTGGCTGGCCCCAAGCTGGACTTTTTCCGTGCAGTGGCCAATACTTCGGTTGTCAGCCAACAAGGCGTGCAAGAGTATGTGGGCAATGTTATTCAAGCAATCCAGCAAACTGCTACAATTGCAATGTATCAAGTTGACGGAGTAACACTGAGCTTTGCAGTGTACCCAACCGGTGCATTTGCCGATGCTGCTGCGTTCCTAGTTGCTGCCAACGTGGCCTTCACTGGCTATCAGTTGAACAGTTGCACCAGTATTGGTTTCAAGCTGTCTGCATCCTAATATATAGGTCAAGTGTGATGAAACCCCGGAATAAAACCCGGGGTTTTCTTTTGACGTTAAATACCATAGAATGCAAATATTATGTAGAACCCTGTTTGATTGTAGTGCAACAGGTATAACCGGACACTTTAGGCAACATCAAGTGCCTTTTCGAGACCAAACCAACAACCATATCATTGACGAATTGTCCTGGAATCAAGCACGGAATCAACAACGCAACTGGGAAACCATTCAACAAATTATTGGGCTGCGAGCCCAGGCAACTGTGGTACAGGTTCCCGAGCACATCAACAACAGATGGCAGTTTGTATTTGAAGTTGATTCACCCGGGGTGTATAGTGGCACTGGTGTGCTAGGAGACCTGGATAGTCTGCTGCATGAATGTGCTGGTATACCCATGTGTGCAACATCAAACAAAATACTGGGCCTGCAACCACAATTGATAACAGCTGGCGCCAATCAAAATATTTGGTTCAAAACCATAAATACTTCAATAGGAGAATATTAATGGACACGACTGAGATTGAAAAGAAAAGCCTAGAAGCTCACGTTGAATTATGTGCCGAAAGATATCGACAGTTGGATCACAGACTGGAAACATTAACTGAAAATATAACTGCATTGCATGCCAATGTAGACCGGCTGGCTGGTACCATGCACAAAGCAAATGCCAAAGTCAATGACCAGCTGCTGGCCTGGGGCGGCAGCCTTGTTGTTGTTCTTCTTGGCACCATTAGCTGGCTAGCATCAAAATATTTTGTATGAGTCAAGCCCAAAAATTAGAACGATTTGCTCAGCGCGAAGTGCTGCGTAATATCCATACCATGATAGTGAGCGACGATGACGGCGGATACGTGGCATTTGGCCAATATCATTTGCGCCCAGGCGTTGGAATGTTTCGAGTATATAACTTGGCAGGATATTTGGCAGGAGAGTTTGGCAACAAACGCACAGCCATCAGCTGGTGTGTGGCTGACAGAAACAGGCAAATAGGACTGGCGCAACACATCAAGAATTTGGACTGCAAGCGACAACAGATCGGTGCTGATTTAGCCGCAACACAACGATCAGTGATTGGCACAAAGGATTGCGCATTTGCAGAAATGATGATGACCAAGATGCAACCCAAGGCTCAACTGTATGCCGTGTTAAACAATGAATTAGAAAAATGTTTAAATTCGGCTAAATATCTACAACTAAGAGGATTCGAAAATGAAACTGCAAGAACTAGCGGCATCCAAGCCAACTAAAAACGTAGCCCGTGTGTTTGAAAGCTATTTTGGCTCACGCATGAGTTTTGATCAGCTAACTGGTCCACAGGCATGGACCATGCTGAAACGTGTGCGCAACGCTCTAAGCGAAACCCGCCAACAACGTGCATTCCACAAAAGCGAAAAAAATCCGGCCTACCTCAAGATGGTAATGCTGGAACAGGCCCTGGCAGCCAGAATCATGGAAATCGCGCCAGTTCCCCCAGTGGCAGCAGCTGCCCCTGGTGCCACTCCGCAAACTGCTGTGGCAGGCGGACAACCTGCAGTGGCTGGTGCAGTGGCCAAGGATCCCAAACTGGCTAGTGCTCTCAAGAAAACCACCGCCGGTCAAACATTAACTCCAGAAGAACAAAAACTTGTGGCTGGCGCTGCTATGATGCAAGCTGAAAGTCGTCTGCGAAGAGCATATCGCACACTTAAAGAATCAGAAGTGCAGCAAGCTCAAGTGGTGCTGGCAGCCCAAGACATGGTAGACAAGATGCAAAAAATGATTGAGGACACCAGCAGCCTGCAATTCAAAGAACTGCCTGCCTTGGTTGACAGCATAAAGAACCAAGTTGGCATGGAACAGGCTCAACAATTCAACGCAGATGCCAGCGCCGCACTGACTGGTCTTGTGCAGAATCTACAGGGCAGCAAACAACAAATGGAACAGGCTCTGGGCGTGGTAACTGGCCAACAGGCTGTACCTGCTGCTAACTTGGCCAGTCCAGCGGCCAATGACATGAATGCTGTGACAGACATCGCGCCTGGCGACGAAATGGGGGTTGACATGGATCCAACTGCCGACGAAGAAATTCCTCCACCGCAAGCAGCACTGGGTCGTGCACGCAGATAATGAAAATTGTTGAAATAGATGCTGATGCCGGGGCCGATCCAAACCAGCTGCTGGGTCTGGTAAACTTTCTTGCTGGGCGTGCTGCCAACAGCAATGCCCAAAAACAAATCAGTCAGGCTGCATTTATTGAACTGGCACAAAGCCTGGGCATCAACATGACCAAGCAAAATATTGCTCAAATAGTTGGTTCGCTCCCTTTGTCTGGTGTGCTTGAACCTCTTGACGCCAAATCAGGCATGGTCACTTTTCGCGGCGCTGATATTGGACTGGCCAGCCTGAGTGTGCCGCAGGCACAGCAGGTAGTGGCCAAATCTGCCAAATCTGCCATGAATCGCATGAAATAATTTGTTGAATCGTCTGCTGGTCTCACTAAATATAACGTACCAACATATACTATAGGAGACAAATTATATGCCATATTCAGCAACAGTCGTTGACCACTTTGAGCATCCACGAAACGTAGGCAAGTTTGCCAAGGATGATCCGGATGTGGGTGTGGGCCTTGTGGGAGCCCCGGCCTGCGGGGATGTATTGCAACTCAGTATCAAGGTTGACCCCGCCACACAGATCATCACAGATGCTCGCTTCAAGACCTATGGATGTGGCAGTGCTCTAGCATCCAGCAGCCTAGTCACAGAGCTGGTCAAGGGCCTGACCTTGGATCAAGCAGGTGAAATCAAGAATAGACAAATTGCAGATGAGTTGTCTCTCCCGCCAGTAAAAATACACTGTAGCATCCTGGCAGAAGATAGCTTAAAGGCTGCTATTGCTGATTACAAAAACAAAAATAATTTGTAATCAGCTCCTGGTACCGAGCGTAACACAATCAAAACAACATGATAACTCTTACCCACGCTGCAACACAGCGAATCAACAAAAATATTCAGCGTCGAGGCGCAGGTGCGGGAATTCGGTTGGGAGTGCGAACCACAGGATGCAGCGGCCTAGCCTATACCATAGAATATGTGGACAACTATACTGCACAGTTGGGTGACACTAACTATGCACAGCCTGACTTTTGTGTGTT